GAAAATTATAAAGTATGTCTTCGAATAAAACCTTTGTCTGTCCTAGAGATTCTAGGAAATTTAAGACGCGTGCTGCTTTGCAGCAACACATGGCCGCCTCTCATCCTCAAGGGAGGCCGTCACCAGCTCCAAAAGCACCGCGCCGCCAGGGGAACAACACTAGAGTCCCCATTGTCGTACCAGGCTCCAACGGAGCCTTCGTCAGATTCAGGAATAAAGAATTCCTGAAGGAATTATCCTTTCCAACGAAGGGAACCACTCTACACGTGGGCGTGCATTTCAACATTGCAGGAGATGCACCTATATTGAAGAAAATGTCTTCAATATATGATTCCTACCGCATACACGGGGTGAAGTATCACTTCACCACTTCCGTGTCCAAAACGACCTCAGGTTTGGTCGCTATGGCGGTAGACCCGGGGGTGACGAAATACCCCGGTGACCTCAAAGCTACTTTGAGCGCCAATCCCCACGTGACCGGCCCTATACACAGTGATAGGTTATCTATCACTGTACCAACAGTATGGTGCAACCCCATGCTGCTGCGCGAGGTTGGCTCATCCAACGCCACCCCGTTCCAGCTCATAGCGTCGGTCAAGATGTCAGCTGACCAACCCTCTAATACCATAGTCGGGTATATAGAGATAGAATATGACATCGAGTTAAGTGGTCTCACTCCATAGGCCGAGCAGGCTGGTGGAGTCGTAGCGGAGCAACATAACTTCACAGAGGGGGCAGCGGCTAGGATCGAATATCGATCTCAAGCCAAAGAACCAAATTACTATGCAAGTAATTTGTTAACCAACATGCCCACTGCTCAGTATTTAAAGGGAGAACTCGATTATGATTTCACAAAGAGTACTACCCCACCCTCGGTCCTAGGACCTGTGGAAGAAATAAACTCCACAGGAATCCCTCAGTGGAATGTGGACTCATATCCACACACCAATCTCACTGAGGACATCAACGTCCAAACTAGGATAGTCGGCTCTATGCAGATGACCGGCATCCTTTTTGTCAATTGGGTCTCATTTATAGACTTTCTTGGCTTAGACGTTGAGAGCACCAAGGGTTTCATACTGACAGCTTCGTCAACAGTCTGTGATGTTATCTTTAATGCGCAGCCCAAAATAGTATGGAATGCTGCCAAATCAACTTGCTACGCGTCAGTAGGGATGTGGTTGAAAACGAAAACAGAAGCACCCGTTTTCCCCGTACTGACATTAGAATTAGACTTCATCGGCCATAGACATAGCGGAGAAAACGCCATTTTCTTCGTGTACCACCACGTATCTATGGCGTTTTCTAAACTAAAATCCTTGCCCTGGAGCATGGATTACGACGTCCCGCGCAAACCCAAATATTGGTTTGTGCGGAAATATTGGCGAAAATTCAAGACATCAGCCAAAAGAAACTGAGGACCGAAGGAAAACGAGATAACCCTAAACACGACCTCACACCCGG